AGGAAGTTCGGGCCTTCGTAAAAGCAGTCCACCGGACAGACTTCTACGCAGTCGGTGTACTTGCACTTGATGCAGTTGTCGGTGACGACGAAGGTCATTTCTAATTCTCTCCTCAGGCGGCGGCAGCGGAGCCCCTACATGACGGGGTCGCCAGGTTTGGGAGCGATAGTCTGCGCAACCAGGCTAATAGTCCGCAGCATCCCAAACCGCGCGAGATTCTAACAGCTTGAAGGCGTTCGCGTTAGATGCGTGTCTTCAATGTATAGAGCATTTCCAGCGCTCGGCGTGGCGTCATGTCATCCAGATCCAGCTTGGCCAGGTCGTCGAGCACCGGGTGCGGCAGGCTGGCGAACATGTCGCTTTGTTGCGGAACCGAGGGTTTGCCCGGTGCTTGAGGCGCCACTTCATGGGGCAAGCTGGTGGTTTCCAGGCGGCTCAAGTGCTCCCGGGCGCGGGTGATGACTGCGCTGGGAACCCCGGCCAGCTGGGCTACCGCCAGCCCATAGCTCTGGCTGGCTGGGCCTGGAAGGACATGGTGCAGGAACACAATGCGCTCATTGTGCTCGGTGGCATTGAGGTGCACGTTGGCCACCAGCGGCTCGCTTTCCGGCAGTACCGTCAGTTCGAAATAGTGGGTGGCGAACAGGGTATAGGCGCGCAGGTGGGCGAGACGTTCTGCCGCAGCCCAGGCCAGGGAAAGTCCGTCAAAGGTGCTGGTACCGCGTCCCACTTCGTCCATCAGCACCAGGCTGCGTTCCGTTGCGTTGTGCAGGATGTTCGCGGTTTCGCTCATTTCCACCATGAAGGTCGAACGGCCGCCGGCCAGGTCGTCGCTGGAGCCGATACGGGTGAAGATTCGGTCCACCAGGGACAGCTCGCAGCTCGCCGCCGGGACGAAGCTGCCGATATGGGCCAGCAGCACGATCAGGGCCGTCTGGCGCATATAGGTGGATTTACCGCCCATGTTCGGACCGGTGATCACCAGCATCCGCGTGTTGTCGTCCAGGCTCAGGTCGTTGGCCACGAACGGCGTGGTCAACACTTGCTCCACCACCGGGTGACGACCCTGGGTGATGCGCATGCAAGGTTCGCTGACAAAACGTGGGCAGTTGAGGTCCAGGTTCAAGGCGCGCTCGGCCAGGTTGCTCAACACGTCCAGTTCAGCCAGGGCACCAGCGGTATCCTGCAACGGCGGCAAATGGCTGATCAGGGTTTCCAGCAGCGCGTCGTAGAGCATCTTCTCCCGGGCCAGGGCACGGCTCTTGGCCGATAACGCCTTGTCTTCGAACTCCTTGAGTTCCGGAGTGATGAAGCGCTCGGCGCCTTTCAATGTCTGGCGGCGAATGTAGTCCGCCGGGGCCTGTTCGGCTTGCTTGCTTGGCAGCTCGATGAAATAGCCATGGATACGGTTGTAGCCGACCTTGAGGTTGGCCAGGCCGGTACGGGCTTTCTCGCGGGCTTCCAGGTCAATCAGGAACTGTCCGGCGTTCTCGCTCAGCGACTGCAGCTCGTCGAGCTCGGCGTCGTAGCCGGTCTTGAGTACACCGCCGTCACGGATCACCGCCGGCGGATTGTCGATGATGGCCTTGGCCAGCAGAGCGGCCAGTTCCGGGTAGGTGCTGGTGGTGGCGGCCAGCTGATTGAGGTGAGTGGCCTCCAGTTCGGTCATGGCTTCTTGCAGCTCCGGCAGTGCAGCCAGAGCATCACGTAGACGGGCCAAGTCCCGCGGACGGGCATTGCGCAGGCCGATCCTCGCCAGAATCCGCTCGATATCGCCGATTTCCTTCAACTGCGGTTGCAACCGTTCGAAACGGTAGCCGTCCAGCAGGCAAGTAATAGAGGATTGGCGCGCTTCCAGGACCTTGAGGTCGCGCAGCGGGCGGTTCAGCCAGCGGGTCAGCAAACGGCTGCCCATGGCGGTCTGGCAGCGATCGACCACCGATTGCAGGGTGTTGTCGCGCCCGCCCGCCAGGTTGGTGTCCAGTTCCAGGTTGCGACGGCTGGCACCGTCCAGCACCACGGTGTCATCCAGGCGCTCATGACGCAGGCTGCGCAGGTGGGGCAGGGCGGTACGCTGGGTTTCCTTGGCATAGCTGAGCAGGCAACCGGCGGCGCCGATGGCCAGGGTCAGGGTTTCGCAGCCAAAGCCCTTGAGGTCCTGGGTAGAGAACTGCTGGCAGAGGCTCTTGTGCGCCGAGTCCCGCTCGAAATCCCAGGGGGCACGGCGTCGCACACCGCGGCGTTTTTCTGCCGGCAAGCCTTGTGGCCAGTCATCGGGGATCAGCAGCTCCACTGGGTTGATGCGTTCCAACTCGGCCAGCAAATTCTCCCAGCCCTTGATTTCCAGGACGCTGAAGTTGCCGCTGGTGATGTCCAGCACCGCCAGGCCGAACAGACGCTCGTCGCCCAGCACGGCGGCGATCAGGTTGTCGCGGCGCTCATCCAGCAGAGCCTCGTCACTCACGGTGCCTGGCGTGATGATACGCACCACCTGGCGTTCCACCGGGCCCTTGCTGGTCGCCGGGTCCCCCACCTGTTCGCAGATCACCACCGACTCGCCGAGCTTTACCAGCTTGGCCAGGTAGCCCTCGGCGGCGTGGTAGGGAATACCGCACATGGGAATCGCCTGGCCGGCCGACTGCCCGCGCGCCGTCAGGGTAATGTCCAGCAGCTTGGCGGCCTTCTTCGCGTCTTCATAGAAGATCTCGTAGAAGTCGCCCATACGGTAGAACATCAACTGATCAGGGTGCTGGTTCTTGAGGCGCCAGTACTGCTGCATCATCGGTGTGTGGGAGGACAGATCGGAGGTATTTTTACTCATTGGTATTCAGGCGGATTCGTTGAATGGGTGAAGCAAAGGAGCGCTGGGCTCGGCTTTTTGCAGATGGCGGCAAGGTTACCATGGGTGCCCTGGCCTCGCAGGCACCAAGGCGCTGCTGTGGTTGTCCGGTAAATGCATTACATATATGCAAATCAGCATTTGTCATTGCGCAAAAGATCAAGCAATATGCGTTCTATGCAAATACGCAACGTTTCTACCGTCTTAAGAGAGCTGCTGGATCGTGACGGAATCTCCCCCACGGAGCTTCACCGTCGCACCGGTGTGCCTCAATCCACCCTCTCGCGGATTCTCAGCGGGAAGATCGTCGATCCTTCGGATAAGCACATCTCGCGGATCGCCGAATACTTCCAGGTGAGCACCGACCAGTTGCGTGGGCGCGTGGATATCGCGCCTGCCCGGGCTGCTGCGCCCCGTGACGAGATTCATTCGGAACTCAAGGACATAAGCCTGTGGGACGACGATACCCCTGTCGATGACGACGAGGTGTCGGTTCCTTTTCTGCGTGAGGTTGAATTGGCTGCTGGATCAGGAAGATTCGTCATCGAGGAAAGCGAGCGCGCCAGCCTGCGCTTCGGCAAGCGCAGCCTGCGGCACAACGGCGTGCAGTTCGACCAGGCCAAGTGCGTCACGGTGCGTGGCAACAGCATGTTGCCGGTGCTGCGGGACGGCGCCACGGTGGGCGTCAATGCCGGCAAATGCGCAATTGGCGACATCGTTGATGGCGACCTCTACGCGATCAACCACAACGGCCAATTGCGGGTGAAGCAGCTGTATCGCCTACCTACAGGGATCCGCCTGCGCAGCTTCAACCGCGATGAACACCCGGATGAGGACTACAGCTTCCAGGAGATCCAGGAAGAGCAGATCAGCATCCTCGGTCACGTCTTCTGGTGGGGCATGTACGCCCGCTAAGCCAGCCCTCTTGAACAAAGCCCGCCCTTGAGCGGGCTTTTTTTTGCCCGCGAAAAATCCCCAGCCCTTTGTTTATGCGCCTTCCATGCATTTCAGCAAATCTTGCGCATAAATAAATGCATTTACGCATTGACTGCATATGCATGAATGCATAATATGAGCCTCAGCCGCGCAACAGCGGCTGCAAAGACGCTCTTTAGTGGCAAAGCAAAGGCAGCGATGAACCGGCCTCGACGGTTCAGAGGGTTGGCAACTGGCCCGGGTGTGCAGCGTAAAGCACCAGAAGCAGTTATCCGGCGGACAGGGTCGCGGTCGGAGGAACAATTTGAATGGGTCCGTACCGCACCAGTAGTGCCGAAAGACCAAGGTTTGCATTACTGAAAAGCCCGGGCGACCGGGCTTTTTGGAATGCCTGCCTAACGTGGGCCACCAACAGACAGGGACCCTTTGAAACATCGTTATCAGCCTTCTATCAACCGGCCATTTCGCTGGCCTCAATCCGCACGGGAGACGTGAATGACAAACGAGCAACAAGCGTTGCTGGACATGCCGATCTGGCTGGTCATCGTCCTGGCCCTGGTCGGTGGCGTTTCCGGCGAAATGTGGCGCGCCGACAAGGAGGGCGCCCGTGGCTGGTCGCTGCTGCGGCGCCTGGCGCTGCGCTCCGGGGCCTGCGTGGTCTGCGGGGTCTCGGCGATCATGCTGCTGTATGCCGCCGGCGTGTCGATCTGGACCGCCTGCGCCTTCGGTTGCCTGACCGCCATGGCCGGCGCCGACGTCGCCATTGGCCTTTATGAGCGCTGGGCGGCCAAGCGCATCGGGGTATGCGAACCGCCTTCCCGGGATTCCCATTCGGACCAGCCTTGACTCACCGGGCGGCTACCGCCCTCAACACGGTCGTGCGCCCCGGGCTTTCGCCGCCGGGGCCGCTTCGGCCTGATTCTGGAAGCAGGCGATGAGTGTACCGCCACCTCTACCCGAACCAGTCTGCCGCCGAGCAGGCCGCCAAGGCGCGCCTGGCGGCCTTCAACCGCAGCACCGCCAGCCTGCGCCTGGACCTTGCGGGGCGCACCGATCTGTTCGCCGAGCGAATGATCAATGCCCAGGGCTTCAAGGCCGGGCTCGACGGTGACTATCTGGTGGACTCGGTCGAGTAGTTGTTCACCCAGGCCGGATGGACGACCACGGTCCAGTGCAACGGCGGCAAGCAAGGCAAGGCCAAGGCCAAGGGCAAGCCGCCCCAGGCCCGCAACCCCCTCAGGGTCGAGCAGCTTTGAGCCTTGATCCCATTCCCACTGACGGGGCAACCCGCCCACAGGAGTATTCATGAAACCAGGCATCACCCTGGCGATCCGGCATTTTCTCCGGATCTTGATCGCCGGTTGCAGCTTGCTGCTGGCCGCTGCCGCCCATGCGGCACCCTTTGTCCTGGCCTATACCGACGGCCAGGTCGAAGCGTCCTACAGCAATCTGCAGGCGTTCCACCGCAACCTGTCCGCCGTCGGCCTGGGCAGCACTTACGGCCTGACCGTCACCGGCAAGCTGCATCAGGACGGTATGAACGAAACCACGCAGAACATCATTCGTTTTGCCAAGAACCAATCCCTGGCGCTGTACCCGACCGTTTCCGACTACAACGAAGACATCGGCGCCTTCGACCCGGCTATTTCCCATTCCATCCTCAACGACCGGGCCTTGAGCGCCGGCACCGTCAAGCAGTTGGTCAAGTTGGCCAAAGAGGGCGGATTCGCCGGCATCAACCTGGACTTCGAGAAGGTCGAACCCAGGAATCGCGCCGCGTTTTGCGCCTTCGTCAAAACCCTGGGCAACGCCCTGCATGCCGGCAACAAGAAGCTGATCATCAGCATCCCGCCCAAGCTCAGCGACTCCGAGCCTGAGTACCTGCAGGGCTACGACTACAAGGCTCTGGGCGCGGCGGTGGACTACTTCCAGGTGATGACCTACGACCAGGTCGGGCCGGGCTGGAGCAGCGGCGGCTTTCACAATGAAGCCTGGCCCGGCCCCGAATCGGGCTTCGACTGGCAGCAGGCGCTGCTCAGTTACGCCGTTTCCCGAGTCCCGGCGAGCAAGGTCCTGGCGGGGCTGCCCACATACGGCCAGGACTACAGCATCGGCAACCGGGTGCACTGGTCGGCCTATCAGGAAATTATTGCCGAGCACCGGGCAGCCATTCACCGGGATGCCGCTTCTGCGACGCCTTACGCCACCTGGGGCCCGGTCAAGAGCTTCGTCGATGGCGTGGAATGGACCCCGGAACGAGCGCAACCCGTGCTCTGGTACGACGATGCCGCCAGCATCAAGACCAAGACCGCCCTGGTGACCAGGTTGGGCCTGGGCGGCACCAGCGTCTGGGCCATGGGCTATGAAAATGCCGAGTTCTGGGCAGCGCTGCAGTCAGGGCTCAAGGCCAGCAATGAGCTCTTGCCGACCGGGCGGGAGTGATCCTGGCTACGCCAGAATTCCGGGGGCTGCCCCGGGTAACGTTCGACGGATAGAGAGTACCGCCCATGAATGACGAAGACCTTGCGGCGATCAATCGACTGATCGCTGCGCTTCAGATCCAGTCCGATGGACAGGCCGCCTTGAACAGCGCGATCCGCCTGCTGGCGCAGAGCAATCAGGCACTGGTGGACTTGATCAAGAGTCGCGAGCCAGACCCCAACGCTCCCCCTTATCTGGATGGCTCGCCGGCCCCCTGAACTGAGGGTTCCAGCGTCTTGAGCTTCCTCCCCGAGTAACACTCACAGCCCGCCGTCGCGGGTTTTTTATTGTTTGATGGAGAACACCTGATGTCGATTCTTACCCAAGGTACGCAAATCTTTGCCCTGGTTCCGCCTGTCTCCGGCAGCGGCCCCTACACAGTGCTGGAAATCGAGCACGCCACTTCCTTCGACCCGGGCGGTGCACCCGCCGAGCAGATCGAAGACACCAGCCTCAACGCCGAAGAACGCAGCTACAAGAAGGGCCTGCGCACTCCAGGCACCGCAAGTCTGGGGCTGAACGCCGACCCGGCCAACGCCAGCCATATCCGCCTGCACCAACTGTCCGAAGCCAATGGCGATACCAGCGTCAAATGGGTCGTGGGTTGGTCCGATGGCAAGGGTGTAGTCCCTACCCTCAATACCAAGGGTGACAACTTCGAACTGCCCACCACCCGTACCTGGTTCGCCTTTGACGGCTACGTCTCGGACTTCCCGTTCAACTTCGCCCTGAACGCCGTGGTGACCACCACCGTCACCATTCAGCGCACCGGCGGTTCCACCTGGATCAAGAAGGCCTGAGCCACGCCATGAACCTCAAGCAGCTGAAAGCCAAGGGCGGCATCGTCGATGCCCTGCCCGTTAAGAAACAGGTGAGCTGGACTCACCTTGACAGCAAGACCGGCAAGGAAGTGACCGACACCTTGACCCTGCATGTTCGCCGGCAGTCTTTCGGCGTTATCGAGCGCCTGTTTGCCGAGAGTGACAGCGAGCTGAGCCGTAATGCCCGCTACATCGCCGCGTCGGTGGCCTTGGGCGCTGACGGCTCGGAAGCCCTCAGCTACGACGATGCCTACGGGCTGGAGCCGTCTCTGGGCTTCCTGATTCTCAATGCGGTGAATGAGGTCAATGGCACCGGTGGCGCCGCGGCAAAAAACTGACGGCCGCCGATGAGTTCTGGCACGAGCTGGTGCTGAACGGAGTCGGCGGCCGGACCATTGCCGAAGCCAAGGAACGCATGACCTACCAGGAAGCCCTGGCATGGGGGCGCTATATCGACCGATATGGTTCCTTGCATACCGGTAGGCGGCTGGAGGCGGGCAGCGCCCTGGTGGCGCTGCAGACCCACCGGCTGGGCGGAGGCATGGCGGAGTTGCTGGACTTCATGCCTCACGAACAACGTTTGGGGTTGTCACTCGAACGTGCAATGAACGAGTGGCGCTGACATCAGGCCACTTTCCCCAAACCCGTTTCGACGGGTTTTTTCATGACCCGGAGAAACCTATGGCAACTGCTTCCCAAGGGAGTTTGCAGCTGGACCTTGGCAGCCTGGAGCGGGCCCTGGACAAGGCCCAGCGTATTACCGACCAAGGCATGCGCAGCATGCAGAGGCGTGTCGAGGAGGCCAGCAAGAAAATTGCCGAGGCGCTGGCGACTTCGTCTGCTTCCGCGTTGGGCGCGACCTCCAATGCCTTCGATGGCCTGCGTAAGGCCTATGACCCGGCTGCCAGAGCGGCCGATGATTTTGTAAAGAGTCAAAGTTCCTTGAGTGCACTGCTCCAGCAGAACAAAAGTGCTGGAACCGAGTATGCGCAGTCCCTGGAAGTATCTGGAAAAAAGCTGGGGGCGTACTCCGACGAGATGGAGAAACTGCGTAATTCAGGTGCTCTAGCTGTCTCTCAGTTAGGCAGGGGGAGTCGTCAACAGGCACTGGCCGTCCAACTTAGCGCGAACGATGAAGAATATGCGTTGGCGCGTAAGGCTCTGGATAAGCAATTTCCTCAAGGCGCGGTTCAGTCGCCAGCGACCTATGCCGACAAGTCGGGGATCAAGTTCCCGGCGGGAGATGCCTATGGCCGTGGGGCCGAACAGAGCGACGACTATGCCTCCAAGCTTGATGAGCTGAAGACCAAGCACAGTGACATGGCCCTGCAGATTCAAAGCAACTATGTACAGATGAGCGAAGCACTCGGCGACTGGAAAAATGGTGCCTCGTCGGCTTTGGATGACTACATGAATAACGCCGCTAACGTTGCCGCTCAGTCGAAGGCGGTGTTCACCAGTGCGTTTGAGCAGATGGATGCCGCGATCCTCCAGTTCGCTACCACGGGCAAGTTCTCCTTTTCCGACTTCGCCAAGTCGGTGCTCAAGGACATGGCGATGTTGGCGGCGAAGACGGCGGCGTCCAACGCGTTGAGTTCGTTGTTTGGAATGGCTAGTTCGGCGGTCATGGGATGGGTTGGGTCTACTGCTGCGCCTGCCCCGACGACCGCTTCGGTCGGCTCCTCAAGCTACACCTTCAATCCTCAGTTGAGCCTGGGCTCCAGCTTCAAGTACGCCAACGGCGGTGTTTTCACCAATGGTGTTGCTACCGGTCCGACGCTGGCGCCTATGGCCCTGTTCGGTGAGGCCGGACCAGAAGCAATCATGCCCCTGAGTCGTGGTTCCGATGGCTCGTTGGGGGTCGTTGCGTTGGGCGGGGGACAATCCGGCACCACCACCAGCAACCAGCAGGTGGTCATCCAGCAGACCATCAACGTACCCGATGGACAGGCCGGTGCCTCGGGTGCAGGCACGAACTCCCAGAGCCTGGCCAATGCCTACGCCAGCGCGGCGAAGCAGGGCGCTGCCGAACAGATCGCCCGAGACCTGAAACCGGGCGGCCAGATCTGGTCCGTCATCAACGGCCGCTGATTTCCAGCGGCCGCAACGGCTCACGCCCGGAGAAAAGACATGACTATCGAAACATTCACATGGGTACCCAAGATCGAGCCCGTGGGCAGCGTCGAGTTTCGCCTCAAGTCGGCGCGCTTTGGTGATGGCTATCAGCAGGTTGTCCAGGACGGGATCAACAACAAGACCCAGTCCTGGCCGCTGACCTTTGTCGGCAACGACAAGACGATCAAACCCATCGTCGCCTTTATCGACGCCCATGCCGGAGCGATGCCGTTTTACTGGACGCCGCCCTTGGGCGAGCAGGGTTTGTATCGCTGCAAGACTTATCAACCCTCGCCGTTGGGGGCAGGAATTTATTCGCTCAGTGCGACTTTTGAACAGGCATTTCATCCATGAGTATTGATCCAGTCAACATCGGCAGTACGCCGAATGATGGTAGTGGCCATGACCTGCGTTCTGGCGGTGCAATCATCAATGCAAACTTTGCCCAACTCGATGCCCGTACCGCGGCCGCACAGGCGAAAGCTGATGCAGCAGTGCCTGGTTCTGAGCTTGGCGCCCGTGTGCGCTCGACGACGCTGGCTGGCCTGGGGTCGCTGGTTAATGCTGCCATCGTGGCCACGGACACAGTCCTGCAGGCCTTTGCGAAGTTGCAGGCCCAGGTAAATCAGAGCATCAAGAAGGGCGAGTTCGGCCTGGGCAGTGACACGGGCGCCGATGCCGCCGATTGCAACCTGATCACCGAGGGCGGCTACCACAAGGTCACGCCTGCCACCCTGAACCAGCCAGGGCAGGGCGGGTGCTCGCTTGCGCACGTCTCCCACTCCCCTGGCTTCTGGACTCAGCTAGCCTTTGGTCAAGGACCGGGCGCTGCAATGTGGCTTCGCAGCAAGTCCGGTGGAGATCCCGGCTCGTGGGGCCGAGTACTCAAGACTGGCGACTATGGGATTGGCGCAGCAGTCTCGACATACGCTCCAGGCAACGACATAACAAAGAACCCGGTCGGCGGCCTGTACCTATGGGACCCGCAAACAACTGGCCGACCAAATAACAGTGATCATGGCGTAGCCCTGTCGGCTGTCGGCTGGTCGGATAAGTGGGGCTGCAAGCTGATCATGTCTGCCAGCAGCAACTCACTCTGGTACAAACGCCATAGCGATGGGGTTGATCAGCCTGCGGTCAAGGTGCTTCTGCAGGGCGACTACGGCGTAGGCGCTGTGAGGCTTGATTCCTGCGAAAACGCAAACGAAGTGGCGGCCTCTGGCAAGCTGCTTTCGCATCCTGGGACAGCAAACTCCCCAGGGGTGTACGGGGTAATAGATACTGCATTTTATGAGAAGTCATCTGTGAACTTTACGCAGATGATTCACTCAATCACCGGGCAGGGTATTTTTTACCGAAACTCTGTGAACGGGGCTATCTCGCCGTGGGGGACTATCGCAACCTCAAGGGAGGGCTACTCAGGGACCATGGCAAGGTCGCCAGCTGGCACTAATGCCAATGCACTGCCACCGTACAGCCACCGGCTCTGGATTGATAGCAATAGCTCTGGCGGCCCCAGCATTGCTGACTGGCTTATTGACCACACCTTTATCCAGACTGGCTACGCGTGGCAAACAGCGCGTGCGCTCAACCCTAATGTGCCGGGTGTTTACACCAGAGTGCAAAATGCGGGCAATTGGTCCAACTGGGCTCCTCCAACTGAGGCTACAGAGCGCATCGCCAATTCGAACGGGCAGGCATTAAAATTCCCTGACGGGACCATGATTTGCTGGACGGCCAGGAAAAGGACCGTAGTAACCACGATACCTGTGGGTTCGCTTTTCCTTAACGAGCCCGGCAACTCATTTTCCTGGCCTGTGCCATTCGCAGGGGATAGGCCTTCGATAACGATATCTGTAGACAACCCAGCTGTAAGCCTGGGATGGGGGGCGGCGAACACTCCAGCGACATTGAGCGGTATAGCCGATGTTAGATTTCTATCAACTGTCACAGGCGCAAGCGCCGACATTGCCTGTGTTGCTATTGGAAGGTGGAAATAATGAACTTCTATATCACTCTGAGCTCGCAGGCACAGGTAAGCAATTACACACCTACAACGATATCTGTAGAAGGGGCCGTGATTACGATTGACGGCCAGGACTTCGACCTGTCGCCGATTCCGGTCGGCAGCATGATTGATGGGGCCGACGTTCACGAGGTTATTTTCCGAGGGGGCATCGAGCACCGCGAGGACGGGTATCACCTGACAATTCTATTCAGGACGCCACTACAGGCGCCGCGCCGTATGGCGTACCCCGAGACGGTCGTAACAACCGGCGACGGTCCCGTCGACCTTCCACAGCCTGACCAGGAACAAGAACACCCCCCAGTAATCGAGGAGCCGAAAGATGGACCTGTCCAAGATCAAATCGATACCCACCCAGGAGAGCATCAAGAAGGAGCAGAAGACTCGCGAGGCCCTGAAGTACCTGTCTGATACCGACTGGTATGTGATGCGCCTTGTCGAGATTGGAAAGGCAATACCCGAAGACATCGCCGCCAAGCGCGCTGAAGCCCGCACAACGATCAGCGGAGAAACCGAAGCCCCATAGGCTCCGAAGCAATACCCCACAGGCCCGCCATCAAGCGGGATTTTTTTTGCCCGAGGAATCACCATGCCGATCACGGCCGATATCCAGACCCTGGAGCCAGGCGCGTGGGTGGAGCTTTTTGAGCTCGACGCCACCAGCCTCGGCGCCGAGCTTTATCGCTTTCACGGTTATCCCCAACAGTCGTCGATCTTCTGGCAGGGGCTTGAGTACTCCCCCTGGCCGATTCAGGCCGAGGGTTTTGAAATGACCGGCAAGGGCGCGCAGCCTACTCCGACTTTGTCGGTCGGCAACGTCGGCGGTTTCATCACTGCCCTGGTGCTGTATTTCGAGGACCTGGTCGGGGCCCGGCTGATTCGTCACCGGACTCTTGGCAAGTACCTGGATGGCCAGCCTGAAGCCGATCCTGAAGAGGAGTTGCCGCCAGACATCTGGTATGTCGAGCGCAAGTCTAGCGAAGACAACGAAGTGGTGAAGTTCGAACTGGCCAGCGCCCTGGACTTCAACGGTGTGCAACTGCCACGTCGGCAGATCGTTGCCAACGTCTGCTGGTGGCTCAGTTGTGGTGGCTATCGCGGGCCTTATTGCGGCTACAACGGTGGCCCGGTGGCGGATCTCAACGATGTGATCGTCACCGATGCGGCCAAGGATAAATGCGGTGGTCGGTTGAGCAGCTGCAAGCTGCGTTTCGGTGAAAACAACCCGCTGCCCTTCGGTTCATTTCCAGCGGCAGGGCTGCTACGGAGCTGAGCATGAACAAGGCAAATCGGGCCGCCATCGAGCGCCACGCGCTGGCCGAGTACCCCAAGGAATGCTGCGGGCTGCTGATCCGCGAGGGGCGCAAGCGGGTCTATGTGCCCTGTCGCAACACCGCTGTCACGCCCAGCGAACATTTTCGCCTGGCCCCCGAGGATTACGCGGCGGCGGAAGAGCGCGGCGAGGTGCTGGCGGTGATCCACAGTCACCCGGATTATCCACCGGCTCCCAGCGAGGCGGATCGGGTGGCCTGCGAGGCATCGGGCTTGCCCTGGCACATCCTGGAAGTGCGCAAGGACGATGACGGCACCTTGCGCAAGGGCGACTGGGCGAGTCTGCTGCCCACGGGGTATCAAGCGCCGTTGATCGGCCGTTCCTTTGCCCACGGTATCCACGATTGCCTGAGCATCATCCTCGACTACTACCGTCGTGAACTGGGTATCGAGTTGGGTAGCTACCAGCGTGAAGACGGTTGGTGGGACAAGGGCGGCAACCTTTATCTGGAGCATCTGCCTCAGGCCGGATTCGAGCGAGTCAATGACCTGCGCCAAGGCGACGTGGTGCTGATGCAGATCCGCTCGCCGGTGCCCAATCATGCGGCGGTCTACCTTGCTGACGGCGTGCTCAAGAGCGAACCGGAGCACTTCCCCGCGCCAGGCTCGATCCTGCATCACCTCTATGGACGCGACAGCAAACGGGACACCTATGGCGGTTACTGGGATGAGGTAACGGTCAGCATCTGGCGACATCGCCAGCTCATGGCGATGGATTGAAGTGCATCGTCTTTCCTTGAATTCAACCGAGGATCTTGTTCCTGGGAGTGATGTGATGAATCAGCAAAAAATCCGGGTCATCCGTCTCTACGGCACCCTGGGCGCACGTTTTGGTCGAGTGCACAGGCTGGCGGTCAGCAATGCCTCGGAAGCGGTTAGAGCCTTGTGCATCCTGATTCCGGGGTTCGAGGCTTTCCTGATGGAGTCCAAGGACCGCGGACTGACCTACTCGCTGTTTCTTGGACGCGACAATATCGGTCACGACCGTTTGAACGCGCCCAGTGGCAACAGCGATATCCGCATTGCACCGGTAGTGATCGGCAGCAAGCGTTCAGGTGGGCTGCAAACCATTATCGGAGTGGCCCTGGTAGTGGCCGCATCGTACTTCTCCGGGGGCACGTTTGCCGCTGGTGGCACAACACTGATAGGCGGCACTGGCACCACGGGCTGGACCATGGCCGCGCAGATGGGGATTTCTCTCGCCATGGGCGGGGTGATGCAGATGATGTCGCCGCAACTCAAGGGGCTGGGGGCGATGGACCGTCCCGACAACCGCGCGAGCTATAGCTTTAATGGCGCGGTCAATACCAGCGCCCAGGGCAATCCGGTGGGGCTGCTGTATGGCCAGTTGACCGTTGGCAGCTCGGTGATCAGTGCCGGGATCTATGCCCAGGACCAGCTCTGAACCAGGCTGGGTCTGTCCTTCACCTGAATCCCGCCTCGGCGGGTTTTTTATTGCCAGGAGAACCCCATGGGCTTGGCCGTAGAACGACAAAAGATGCAAACCGTGCTGCTGTCCGGCTCCCTGGCAAGGATGTTTGGACGGGAGCATCGGGTGGCCATTGCTGGTGGCTTCGAGGAGGTGATGGGGTACTTCCGTCAGTTCCCCGGTTTCGAGCGCTATATGGTGCAGAGCGCTGACAATGGGCTGCGATTCGCGGTGTTCAATGGGCGGCGCAACCTGTCTGAAACCGATATTCACCAGCCTCTGGGCAAGGAGGTGATCCGTATCGCCCCGGTGCTCAGTGGCTCAAAACGTGCTGGTGGGTTGCAGACCATCCTGGGGGCAGTGTTGATGGCCGTGGCCTACTACAACCCCTTTGGTTTCCTGACCGGACCTGCTGCGTCGTTGCTGATGATGACGGGTGTGGGGATGGCAATGGGCGGTGTCATGCAAATGCTGGCTCCCCTACCCAAGGGGCTCGCCGCCCAGGACAACCCGGACAACCGCCCCAGCTACAGCTTCAACGGCCCGGTCAATACCAGCGCTCAGGGCAACCCGGTGGGCCTTTTGTACGGCCAGCTGATCATTGGCAGCGCCGTGATCAGTTCCGGTATCTACGCCGAAGATCAACTCTAACCCCTCCCGTCTTCCATCTGCCTGCCGGTGCGCGGGCCTTATTTCGCCTGAAGGAAAGCCATGACTGACCTTACTCTCGCTGGCAGCAAAGGCGGCGGCTCCAAGCCCCGTCCCTCCGTAGAGGCGCCAGACAGCCTGCAAAGCACGGCTTATGCTCGGATCCTCGATCTCGTCAGCGAGGGCGAGATCTTGGGATTGAAGAATGGCAAGCGCTCGGTGTTTCTCAACGAGACGCCCCTGGCCAACGCCGATGGCAGCCTGAACTTCTCCGGGGTCACCCTCGAGACCCGCAATGGCAGCCAGGACCAGACCTACATCCCGGGATTCCCGGCGGTGGAAAACGAATCTTCGGTGGCGGTGGAGTTGCGCAGTGACCAGCCCTGGAGCAAGGCCATCACCAACCTACAACTGTCGGCCGTGCGCATTCGCCTGGCGGTCTCGCGGCTGGCACAGACCAACACCAGCAACGGCGACACCAACGGTTATACGGTGCGCTATGCCATCGACCTCTCCACCGATGGCGGTGCCTTCGTGGAAGTGCTGCAAGCAGCTTTCAGCGGCAAGACCTCGAGCAAGTACGAGCGCTCCCATCGCGTCGACCTGCCTGCCGCTACTGCTGGCTGGACGGTTCGGGTACGGCGCCTGACACCGAACTCCACCAGCGGAGCGATCGCCGACACCACCAGTGTCGAGTCCATCACCGATGTGATCGACGCCAAGTTGCGCTACCCCGGGTCGGCGATCATCGGCCTGCAATTCGATGCCTCGCAGTTCCAGTCGATCCCCACCCGCTCCTTCGAACTGCAGGGGCGGATCATCCGGGTACCCAGCAACTACGACCCGCTGACTCGGGTTTACAGCGGCGTCTGGGACGGCACCTTCAAGACAGCCTGGACCGACAACCCCGCCTGGATCTACTACGATCTGCTGCTGCACCAGCGCTATGGCCTGGGGCATCTGCTCAACGCCGCCCAGGTGGACAAGTGGGAGCTGTACCGTATCGGCCAGTACTGCGACCAGCC